TAGAACTGTACGAGGACGGTGTACTTCTTGGCTGGAAAAATTACAGAATTGTCCGAGATAACATCACTGCTATCAAGGCGTCTGGCGCAGAACTTCCCCTAGAGTTGACGGTACTGCTTGATGAGATAGAGCAGTTAATAAGTGACCGCAGGGTGTTTGTACAGTCGTTTGATAAAAAAATCACTGAAAATAATCAAGCGACACTTGCCTAACCCCAATTGTGGTGGTACATAATCTGGGTTATGCTGTAAGTCCCAGAAAGGGGAACTAGATGACTGTCGTAAATGTAAGTGTTGTTGTAAAAGACGAATTTGCTGACCCATCAAGCGAAGTCGGTGTAAACGTCAGTGGCTATCTCGGTATTGCTGCTGCTCTTCAGTGGTATGGCGAAGTAAGTACCATTGAAGTTGCAAATAAGATTCCTACTTCTGCGTAAGCGGTAGGTTTCGCAATAGAGGTAACGTAATGAGTTCCTCGCTGACTTCATCGTCAGTGTTACCTTCTATGTGGGCGTGGGTCGTTCCGCTACGTGCGAACACGGAACATCTCTTTGCTGTCCCTGAAAGGAGCAACGTGGTTCTCTTTGGTTTAGAAATTAAGCGTGCTGAAAAACAGACAGAGCACATTAGTGTTCAGTGTTACCGTTGTGGCAGGTATTTAATCGTTGGTTTTGAAAATATGAGAGTGTATAACTACTGCTCAAGTTGTTAGTTACCTTTTGTAACCCAAAGGTACATTTGTAGCCACAATGTAGACACAAATGTACTGTTTGTTACCTGGCGATTCAGGCTCAACGGTTTACCTGGTTTTCCCTTTTGACATAACGTTTTGTTACCGTTGCAACACTCACTTACAAATCCGTAAAGTTGTCGGTAGAGTCACCTACACTAAATGTGAAAGGTGGTGCTAAATGAGCAACCAGAGAGATGAATTGTTTCTGCCCTATGCAGGAACGTCAGGTCACAGTGGTAGTAATACTTCTGCTGTACGCGCTCGCACAATGGATAAATCAGGGAAGACTGCACAACTGCAAAACTCTGTATTAGCCATTCTTAATCACGTTGAAGCCGACGGTGTTACTTGGAAAGATATTTCAGAACGTATGAATGTGCATCACGGTACTGCTAGTGGCGTTCTTAGCGTGTTACACTTAGCAGGAAAGATAGAGCGGTTATCCGCTACCAGAGATAGGTGTAAAATCTATGTCTCACCTGATTGGGTTTTTTTCCGCCCAACTGAGACTCCAAAAAACAAGCGACCTAAAACAAAGACGATAACAACTTCTGTTTTTCAATTGCTTGGTAAGGAAGTGCTAGTGACTCAATACTCCGACGGTAAGACAACAATTGCTGTCCGTGATTACCCCAGCGACACTTGGTCACCGCCAATTGCTGCTTCATATACCCAGATAACAACTGTTTGAAAGGATTGTAAATCAACTTCATCTATGGCAGTCTTTGAGTAACCCCCGTTAAGGGAGTTACCACAATAGAAAGGGAAACGTATGCGTTTAACCCCACGTGGAGAGTTTGTATTTATTAACGTAATGGCTTTGGGATTGTTCTTCGGTATTCAACTAACAGCCAAAGAGCCGTCTGCTCAGGCTGATGAAAGTCGAGAGACAATCGTTGCACAGGTTGTTCAAGATACTTGGACGCCTGAAGATTCAAAAGAGTATGCTCGGTTTCTTGTAGATGATTACGGCTGGAACAGTAATCAGTATCTATGTTTGGAACAATTGTGGACAAAAGAAAGCAACTGGCGTCATAAGGCTTTGAATAAGACACCCATCAAAGTTGGTGACAAAGTCGTACACGCTGGTGGTATTCCACAAATCTTAGGGCTTGACCCTGCAACCCCACCAAAAGAACAGATTGCGCGTGGGCTTGACTATATTCAACACCGTTATGACACACCCTGCGGTGCTTGGTCTTTCTGGCAACGTCAGGCAGGTAAAGATATGGTTGGGGGGTGGTATTAGTGTTATTAAGAAAACTAAAAGAGTTTCGTAAACAGAAAAAAGAACTTAAGCAGTGGCGCACGTTCGTTACAACGTATGAGCGTCTTATCAAGAATCGCTACTAAAAGAAAGAAGTGACAATGGACAACTATGCTGTAAAAGAACCACACCGCTGTTCTGGGTGTGGCAGTTGGCTACTAGGCGAACAGTCTTGTAGTGCTTGTCCGTTAATGTCAGTCCCCACTGCTACTGTAATAAAAAACCACACACACCCATAGGAGAAAAATAATGTCAGCGCAAATCACGTTAATTGGTAACTTGACTCAAGACCCAGAACTAAAGTTTCTGCCGTCTGGTAAAGCACTTTGTACCGTCAATGTCGTAACAAGCAAAAAGAAGAACGTCAATGGTGTTTGGGAAGAATCCGACACCACGTTTTGGAAAGTCACCGTTTGGGACAGGGCTGCTGAGCACGTAGCCGACTCTGTACAGAAGGGCGATTCTGTAATTATTGTAGGTACTGCTGCTGAGCGTTCTTGGGAAGGACGAGATGGTCAGAAGCGTACGTCTGTAGAAGTCACAGCCCAGAAGTTTGCTGTTGAATTAGGGCGAGCGCCTGTGAAGATTCAAAAGAGCAACGTCACTCGTTCCTCTGCTCCACTGCAAGCCTCTGAAGACCCGTGGTCTAAACCCCTCTCCGAACCTGCTGAGGATTTCCCTTTCTAGTCAGATACTCAGAAACGCAGTATGAAGCCACAGGGGACTGATACAGCCCCTTTTGAGTCTTGGGTAATACCTTTACCTAGCCCGTACGCTTAGGGCTGATAAACGCCTGTCTAAGGCTTAACGCCTCTTGAGACACACCTACAGACCTGTTGGCTTTACACCTAACCCCAGTTATGGAAGAATGAACCAATGTCACTCATAGAGAGGAGCAATACCGAGATGACTGCAACAAACGAAAACCCAAGTAAGGTGTTTGATTCTGTTGACGCCTTAGAATCATTTTCATTGTTATCTGACAAACTCAGAGAAATGGTGAGAGATGATGCACGAGCAACACTATTTATCAAAGACCCGTCTGGGCTAAATCTAGATGATGAAATGATAAATGTAATTGCTGTAACACTTCTACAACACGGTTGGTCAGCCGACAACCGTTTCACATTCTCAAGCAACGAGGTGACTCCGTGAAGGTAAAAGTCCAGAATGAAGATGAAAAGATTGGTTACGTATCTGTAAAAAAGTTCGCTAATCAGCCGAATCACTTCAAATACAAACTGACGTTCGCAAGTGTGATGGCAAGCCAGAGCAGTGACAGTGTTGCTCGTTCTGGTTTTGTCTTGGCAGAGTCAGAGCAAGATGCTTTAAGTCAGGTGACCCGTATTGTTCATAACTGTACGCAAGGTCAAGAGGGTATTGAGTCTGAGCGTTTCCGTAAGTGGTGCTTTGACTTCATAGATTCCCTACGTCTTCAATTCCCAGCGAGTTCAGTGGAAAGGGTTTGATATGTCCGTATTTGCTGTAAATGTAACGCTCACTTATCGCGTTGAGGGTAGGACTGATGAACAAGCCATTGAGAAAGCGTTAGATTTATTACGCGCTGACTTACTAAATAAAAGTGTAAGTGCTGGTGACTTCGCAATTCAGGCAGAAGTTATTCCAAAGTTTCTTGCTGAATCAGGTCTGCTATGAAGCCACAGAAGTTCGTAACGTTCAAGGCTGACTTTCTAAAACAGTCTGGTGAGTTCACGTCTAACGACTGGCTTAAAACTTTTCAAGGAATCGTAGGTGGTTACGTAGAGCCTGTATACCTAGAAAAGTATGGATTGATTATGTGGGGCAACGAAGAAGCCCGTTTGCTTAATCATTTCAATGCTGAAGGTGAGAATGTACAAGGCTTGCCGTTCAATGCACTAGCAACATCACTTGTTGCTGCTAATCACTTCCCAGTTCCGTGTATAGATATGCTGGGTGATGTAGCGTTTACCAGCATTAAAACTACCAGTGGAGGCAATACGCTTGGTCTAACAGAAAAGCAATTTGACTTCCTAATGTCTTACGACAAACGGGCAACCGATAGTGGCAATAGAGATTCTCACTTTGCAATCATCTCTGTTGAATAGTTAAGACTGTTCGCTAAGGGGGCAGAGCAATCTGCCCCTTTAGTTTTGTATTGTTGCTTTACCGTCAAGATAGCCCTACCCTTACAGTCGTGTTGACTGACCTAGAAACTATGTAACGTTGAAAGAGCCTTCGTATCCTGAGTTTGATGGTTCACAGACGTGCGCTCAGACAGACCCCGTCATTTGGTTTCCGTCACCTGCAAACCAATCTGGTGCTCTTGCTAAGAAACTTTGTGCTAGTTGTCCGTGGATTCAAGAGTGTCTCGGCTATGCAATTCAAGTAGATGTACAGGGCATTTGGGGTGGTTCAACAGAGAAAGAGCGCACGCGATACAGACGACTGCACAAGATTAAGGCAGTGCCTTTGTACAATGAAGGCTCGTTATTCCCTAAATCAACGTACGAAAAAGGTAAGTAAGTTGCTTTGTCTTAAACCTAATACCAGTGTTGTAACAGATACACTGTTGTAACCAGAGGAGAGACTATGTCTGATAATTTTGAAAACGATTTTGCACCTTCGCCGTTGTCTGTTCTTGAAGAGAGTGCTGCTCACCTGAACGAGATGTATAATGCGTTGGTTGGCTCTGGCTTTAATGAAGTACAGGCATTACATTTAGTAGCAGAGATTATGAAGTTCGGCGCAGAAATAGACGAGGGATAATTACGCATGGCTGAAAAATTAGACCTATCTGAAATTGGTAGTACAGGATTACGTCGTAGTGGCGGTACTGTATTTGAGGAGTTCCTCACCGCTCTCCGTGGTCGCCGTGGCGCACACGTTTATCGTGAAATGTCTGAGAATGACCCAGTTGTAGGTTCAATCCTTTATGCAATTGAAAAAATTATCTTACGTCTTGACTGGCACGTACAGCCAGCCAGTGACAGTGATGAAGACAGACTTAATGCTGAGTTCATTGAGAGTGCTTTGTACGATATGTCTGATTCTTGGGATACTACCGTTTCAGAGATTTTGTCAATGCTCGTTTATGGGTATTCATATTTAGAGATTGTTTACAAGGTTCGTGGTGGTGACTCTGATGACCCAACGCGTAAATCAAATTACACAGATAATAAAATAGGTTGGCGTAAGTGGGCGATTCGTGCTCAAGAAACTCATAACAATTGGTTGTTTGATAAAGACGGTGGTATTCAAGGCTTTGAACAAGTTGACCCATACGGTGCTGGTATCAACCGCATACCAATTGACAAGTCTTTGCTTTTCCGTACTAGCACTACCAGAAACAATCCAGAAGGTAAGTCGTTGTTACGTACTGCATACCGTCCGTGGTACTTCAAGCGTCGCATAGAAGAAATAGAAGCGATTGGCGTAGAGCGTGACCTAGCAGGTTTACCAATTGCTTATGTACCCCCAGAGTATTTATCAAGTAACGCAACTGCTGACCAACAGGCTGTTCTTGCTTCTATCACCGAGATTGTTCAGAATGTAAAGCGTAATGAGCAAGAAGGAATTGTCTTCCCTCAAATGTTTGACGAGCAGGGTCACAAACTATTCGACATGGTTTTGTTATCTACTGGTGGCTCACGTCAGTTCGATACAGATAAGATTATTTCTCGCTATGACCAGCGTATTGCAATGTCAGTGTTGTCTGATTTCATTCTTCTTGGTCACGAACGAGTTGGTTCATTTGCTCTAGGTGCATCAAAGATTGACCTATGGACAATGGCTGTAGACGCAATTTGTAAATCAATTGCTGAAACAATAAACCAGCACGCTATTCCAAGATTGTTAAAACTAAATGGGATGACTCTTGGAAAGACTCCAGAGTTAAAGTTCAGTGAAGTATCGCATGTTGACCTTACTGAAATTGCTGACTTTGTATCTAAGTTGACTGCTGCTGGTGCTATCACTCCTAACGAGGAGACTGAAAATTATCTTCGTGGGCTTGCTGGTTTACCAATAGCAGAGGCAACTGAGTAATGCCGTTTGTAATAAAAAATAGACGCGAGCCTAATAATCCGTTAGTTCCCAGAGCAACACCTACTGCTAATGAACGACGTGTTCTACAAACATACTTAAATGCTTTTGAGAATGTACGTGGTTCAACAATCAACAGAGAAACTTTCCGTTTGATT